CTCAACAAACGAAGAATCAGCGAAGCAACCAACAACTTCTACAGAATCTACAGATACGGTAACACCTTACGTTTCCCATATTACACAGATGATGGCAGGCTTGCTGGATTCAAAATTAAAACTAAGTCAAAGGACTTTCACTACGAAGGAGAATCTACAGGAACACTATTTGGTCAACACCTATTTCCAGATTCTGGCAAACGAATTGTCATCACTGAGGGCGAACTAGATGCGGCCTCTTGTTACGAAGTTATGTCAGGTTGGCCCATGGTCAGCTTACCTCATGGTGCGGCAGCAGCCAAGAAAGACTTGCAGAAAGCCATACCCTTCTTGCAAGGCTACCAAGAGATCGTCCTCTTCTTCGACAACGACGACGCAGGGCGTGAGGCCATTGAATCTGCCACGAGTATATTACCAGCCGGTAGGGTTAAGATTGCTAGACTCGATGCTTACAAAGATGCAAGCGATGCACTCCAAGCTGACGACAAAGACGCAATAAGAAGAGCGATATGGGATGCCAAGCCATACAGGCCAGACGGTATCGTAGATGGTAAAAACCTCATGTCGCTAGTCACAGAGCCTACCAAAACCTGTGACCACGAGTACCCATTCATGGGGCTCAATGATAAACTACATGGCATCAGATACGGAGAGCTAACTACTCTTACAGCTGGGTCAGGTAGTGGTAAGACTTCATTGGTCAGGGCTATCGCAGCTGATCTTGCTATGAAAGGTGAGACAGTTGGTATCCTTGAGCTTGAAGCAAACAATAAACGTACGGCACTGGGGCTTATGTCCGCAGCCGTTGGTAAACCCTATCACATTGGAGAACATGACAAAGAAGAACTCGAGTCTGCTTTTGCTGATACTCTTGCAAAGTGGAATGTTTTTCTGTTTGATGGCTTTGGTAGCTTTGACCCAGATGTTATTTACAACAGGATCGAATACCTTGCCAGTGGACTGGAGTGCCGTATTATATTTCTTGACCATCTTTCTATATTATTAAGTGGTCTTGACGGCGATGAAAGACGTATGATAGACTCGACAATGACGAAGCTCAGATCATTAGTTGAACGTACAGGTATCGCACTATTTTTAGTATCACACCTACGGAGAACAAACAGTGACAGTAACTCACACGAAGAAGGAGGACGAGTCTCACTCGGACAACTTAGAGGATCACATTCAATCGCTCAACTCAGCGATAGTGTCATCGCCCTTGAAAGAGACCAGCAAGGCGAGGCTAATGCTAATCTCACAACTCTTAGAGTACTCAAGAACCGCTTTTCTGGAGAAGTAGGTGTAGCTACAACACTGAGCTATGACCTATCTACATGCCAATTCTATGAAACTAAGACCGAAGACACAGTTGAGTTCAACCCAGCTACAGATTTTTAAACCAAACCCACCAACAAAACAACAGAAAAGACGTGCAAAATTCAGAGACAAAACCTATTACCCTCCTGTTCGATCTGGAAACAACACCTCTAAGTCAAGAGGACGTTGAGCTGCACTGCTTGGTCACACTTGACTATGAGACAGGTGAGACTGCCAGATACAATGACACAGGATCAGCCGAGCCAATCAGCCGAGGTGTTACGTATCTCATGGAGGCTGACACAATTATTGGACACAACATCATTGGCTTTGACATACCGATGATAAAGAAAGTCTACCCGTTCTTTGAACCACAGGGTAGAGTTATAGATACGCTATTGCTGTCGAGGTTGTACCACCCCGATATGCTAGAGGTAGACCGCAAGGCAAGGATTGACGGTATGCCACCAAAACTCTATGGTCGCCACTCTTTGGAGTCCTATGGCCACAGGTTGGGAGAATACAAAGGGAACTTTGGACAGACTGCCGACTGGTCAGCATGGAGCAAGGAGATGGAGGACTATTGCGAACAAGACGTTATTGTTACAAATAAACTATGCCAACATTTCCACCCTTACCTGACTGGGTACAACTAGAACATCAGGTCGCCCACATCTTACAAAAACAAGAAGAACATGGATGGTATTTCGACGAACGAGCAGCCTACGAGCTCGAATCAACTCTCAGAGGAGAACTGGAAGAAGCTACAGAAGTATTACGCAGAAAATTCGGGTTCGTTGCTGGAACAGTGTTTACACCTAAGCGAAATAACCGGACACAAGGGTACGTACAAGGATGCCCATTTACAAAACTTAAACAACTTAACCCCACCTCACGAGACCACATAGCATGGATACTACAGACCCACGAAAATTGGAAACCAACACAGAGAACGGCCACAGGCAAGCCGGTCGTAGACGAGACAGTATTGAAAGATATTGGGTCGGAGACAGCCCTCTTGTTTCTGAAATGTCTAGATATTACCAAGAAATTGGGGATGATCTCGGAAGGCGTGAACGCATGGCAGAAGCTATCTACGACGTGTAATCGTATACATCACCACTGCGGGGTTGCCACCAGCACATTCAGATGTGCACACAGAAAACCAAATTTAGCACAAGTACCATCAGATGAAAGATTCAGAAAATTATTCCGGGCCACGCCTACCTATCAAATGGTGTCTGCCGATCTTAGTGGGATTGAGCTCCGTATGCTTGCTCATTACCTTTCGAGGTATGATAATGGCCGGTATCAACGAATACTTACTACGGGGGATATTCACCAAACCAATGCCGACAGGATCGGGATCACCCGTAGACAAGTTAAAACAGTTACCTATGCCTTCCTCTACGGGGCTGGGAATACCAAACTAGGATACAGTTATGATAAGTTATTGTCCGAAAAAGCCGCTTCTATCAAAGGGGCAGAGATTCGTAAAGCTTATATTGCTGCCATTCCGGGTCTGGCAGATTTGCTACTCGCTTGTGAGAAAGCTAGTAAACGTGGTTATGCAAACGCCATCGACGGCAGGCGTATCAGCGTTGACAAAGGGCATAAGTTTCTCAATTACCTCCTACAGGGAAGCGCAGCGACGATCGCCAAAAGATGGATGGTGATTGTGAATGAATGTCTACCACCCGACGGACACCAACTCTCATTCGTACATGACGAGCTAAACTACGAATGTTATCCAAGATTTGCAGAAGAATTTGCAAAATGGCTCGAAACAGCCGCCAGAATGGCAGGCGAACACTACAATCTAAGATGTCCCATCGCAGCAGAAGCTAAGATCGGATATACTTGGGCTGACGTACACTAAACCACCATGAAATTACTAATTGATGCAGACTACATAGTATACAAGTGCTGTGCAGCCTGTGAAACAGAGATAGACTACGGAGAAGACGTAATATTAGTGACTTCTAACTTTTCAGAAGCCTATAGTGCAGTAAAACGTGAAATATCTAACATACAAATGCAATTTGGCTCTTTTGCGAAGCCAATACTGTTTTTTAGCGACTCTAAAAATTTTCGGAAAAAAATTTACCCAGATTACAAGGGTCACAGAAACAGAAAAAAGCCATGTGGCTACAAACGTGTCATACGAGGACTTGAAGTGGAGTATGATGGCGTTATCATCATGCCGGAACTCGAAGCCGATGATGCTATGGGCATTTTTGCCACCAAGTTTGAAGGGAATATCATTGTTTCTCCTGACAAAGACATGAGACAGATCCCCGGCAAGCTATACAATCTCGAAGACACCACAACGATCACACCAGAAGAGGGTGCAAAGTGGCATCTGATACAGACGCTAGCAGGCGACCAGACAGATGGCTACAGTGGAGTTCCCGGGATCGGAGTGAAGAGAGCAACAACTCTTTTCGAGAAAGAAGGCTACAGCTGGGCTACAGTTGTCAAAGCTTTTGAAGACAAGGGGCTCACAGAAGATGATGCTCTTTGCAATGCAAGGCTAGCCAGAATACTTACAAACGAGGACTATGATTCCCGAAAACAAGAACCAAGACTCTGGACACCTACGCCCGAGTACCAAGTTGACTCTGGAACAGGAGTTCAAATTGAAGTTAGTTGAGACTAAACTCAGAGAAAAATATGATACAAACAAGGAGGATGTAATCACGATCTTCCTTGCTTTACAAAAACAAAACTTTATATTAGCCAACAATCTAAAACAACTACTAAATTTTATATAATGTCTAACTTTATCTCCCGCACTGGACGGGTACAGTCTTGGATCGACGATCCGCAATCGAGGCTGCCTGTATCATGCACAACCTTTGTTGTCGAAGACAGCATGGAAGGTGACAATGGCATCGAAGCTAGCTGGAGGTTTGCAAGTCACGCACTAAGATTTGGTGCTGGCTGTGCTATCCACCTATCAAAGCTTAGACCAGCCGGTCATACTAATGACAAAGGACTTGTGGCTACTGGCCCAGTCAGCTTTGGCAAAATATATTCAGCTCTAAACGAAACCTTGAGAAGAGGTGGAGCTTACAAAAATGGTGCTATTGTATTGCACCTCGACCTATGCCACCCAGATGCGGTGGACTTTATTACAGCTTCCAGATCAGAACTGCCTTGGGTCAAGCGTTGCATCGACATTGACGATGACATGTGGAAGTTTGCAGAACAAGACACTAAGGACGCTTTACTTTATGGAATCAAATCAGGAGACATCTGGCTCAACAAAATCAAGTTCGACCCAGAAGGAAACAGAATCTACGGCAACGTCTGTCTTGAGGTTTACTTGCCCTCACGCGGAACATGCTTGTTACAACATGTCAATCTCGGTGCCTGTACGCTCGATGACTTGCAAGAGGCTTTCACTACAGCTATGTCCCAGTTGTGTGATCTCCATGGAAGGACAGGTGTTGGAGAATCTGGAGAGTACCTTACCCCGAGTGTCGACAGACAGGTGGGGCTTGGCATGCTCGGTCTTGCCAACTTCCTCAGAAGGTACAACATCACCTACAAGGATTTCGGAGAAGCACTTCGACTGGTAAACCTTGGCCACTCCGCAAACAATGAAGCAGGCTGTGCAGCAGTCGCTTTAGATATAGCAATCTTTGAGGCAGCTCAGATTGCAAGAGAAAACAATATGGTAAGGGCGTTCGCTATTGCACCCACTGCCAGTTGCAGCTATCGCAGTAAAGACCTAGACGGCTTTACATGCACACCCGAGATAGCACCACCAATAGCAAAGAAGGTTGACAGAGACTCTGGCGAGTTCGGAGTAGAGAGAGTCAACTATGGTAACGTTGAGATTGCAAGTGAAGTAGGATGGGACGCATACAAGCGTGTAGCAGACGAAATCATGAAGATGCTCGATAGGACAGGATTGCTTCATGGCTACAGCTTCAACAGCTGGAGCGACATGATTAGATATGATGAAGCATTTATAGAGGAGTGGCTCGGAAGTCCACAGACCTCTTTGTACTATTCATTACAAGTTATGGGTGATGTTCAAGATAAGTCTGACGCTTATGCAGCACTTGGAGATACTGACATACAAGACTATTTGGATGGTATTCTTGATAACAAAATCGAATGTGACTGCCAACAATGAACCCTTATACAAAATTATTAGAAAGAAAAAGAACATGGACTCCCGTAAAACCCACCAAAGGGGAGGTAAGATCTGGTGCTGAAGAAACCATCAAGCGTGCTCTCGCAATACGTCATATGGAGCTACCAGTTGGAGAATTTATTACACAAGGCTTGGAGAAAGAAGTCCCGGTCGCAGCGAGGACACTTCTTGAGTCAAACGTTAAAGATGAGATTAAGCATGATCTCGCTCTGGGCTTCATTGTTGAATCCCATGGGGCTGATCCGATTGCTGAAATGGAGGCGATAAGAATAAGAGATGCTTGGATACAACACCCTGACCACACTATCGCAAAAGCCCTCGTGGCCGAGCGAGCTATATTCTTTGTTTTATTGCCTATGTTTCGTTTTCTTGGTGATGCAGCTCTTAGAACAGTATCAGCTGACATTTCCAGAGACGAACAGATTCACGTGGCGACTAATAGCTTGGTTTGTGCCGAGCTTGGTCTTCGTCCTAGCTCTAGCTTGGATAAGCTTCGGAAGGCAACTATATCTTGGGTACTACAACCCCTAAAAACTTCACCGGACAAACACCTAGACAAAACATTCTGGCTGGATGCGAGCGACCGGCTGATGTATGAAGGCAAAGCACCACAGTTTGCCGACACAAAAGCAGCTCGCATGCCAGCGTTCTTTGAACATGCAAACACCAACCTCCCTCAATACGCTTAGTTTCCATTCTGAGAAACTTGAGAAGCTTGTCGAGGATTTGGAATCCAAGTTCGCTTGGTATCCTGTCCACCCCAAGGAGGATATAGCCTCCATCATGTATCGCTCCGGACAATGGGAAGTGGTACAATATATAAAATCTATTTTGAACGAATAACATGTGTATTAGTTTTGGTAGGAGATCACCTACCCCAGTATCAACACCAGCACCTATCCAGCCTAGACAGCCAGACTTAGTATCAGCTGCTAGACTACCTAGTAAAAAAGAATTATTAGACCCAGATGAGACAGCAGGCGTTGAGTATGGTACATCTGCAAAGAAAGATGACACACGTGGAGCGGCTAAGAGAACAGGTACAGACGCTCTTAAAATCAATATCAACACCGGTGGCGGTGGAGAAGGCACTGGAGGACTAAATGTATAAGGCAAGGGAAAGATACTCAATGCTAACGTCAGGCAGAACACAGTTTCTAGACATGGCAGTTGAGTGCTCTGAACTTACCTTACCATATCTTGTCACTAGAGATGACGACTCTACAGGCAAGCGACAGCTATTGCAACCTTTCCAATCAGTTGGAGCAAAAGCCGTGGTAACACTTGCAGCAAAACTTATGCTAGCAATACTACCACCGCAAACAGCTTTTTTCAAACTACAGGTTAGGGATGACAAGCTAGGCCAAACGCTTGACCCTATGATGCGGAGTGAGTTAGACTTATCATTCTCAAAGATAGAGAGACTGATTATGGACTACATAGCTGCATCAAGCGATCGAGTTGTAGTTCACCAAGCCTTGAAGCATCTAATCGTATCAGGTAATGCTCTTATATTTATGAGCAAAGATGGTCTAAAACACTATCCTCTCAACAGATACGTTGTAGAAAGAGATGGCAACGGTAACGTTATAGAGATCGTTACAAAAGAAATGGTTAGTAGAAAAGTATTGGGCATAGCACCCCCACCTACTGACAGCCCGAATGGGGAATATGGTGCTACAGAAGACGACGCTGAGGTATACACCTGTGTTAAGATGGATGAGAGTAGCGGTAGTTGGAGATGGCATCAAGAAGTGGACGACATGATCCTAGAAGGTAGCCAGAGCACAGCACCGAAGAACGCCTCACCATGGTTAGTGCTTCGATTCAATACAGTAGACGGAGAGGACTACGGACGTGGTAGAGTAGAAGAGTTCATTGGGGATCTAAGGAGTCTCGATGGATTGTCTCAAGCTCTGGTAGAAGGTGCAAGTGTTGCAAGTAAAGTTGTATTTCTTGTATCACCATCTGCTACAACCAAGCCCGGAACACTTGCCAAAGCTGGTAACGGAGCTATCATACAGGGTAGACCAGAAGACGTAGGAGTCGTGCAAGTCGGTAAGACAGCAGACTTTGCTACAGCTGCACAGTTATCGCAGCAAATAGAAAGAAGAATACTCGAAGCTTTCTTGGTTATGAATATCAGGAACGCAGAGAGAGTTACTGCTGAAGAGGTACGCCTTACGCAGTTGGAACTAGAGAGATCATTGGGTGGGCTGTTCAGCTTACTCACAGTCGAGTTTCTAGTGCCATATCTCAACAGAACATTGTTGATACTGCAACGTAGTAACCAGATACCAAGACTACCGAAAGATGTCGTTAGACCTAAGATTGTAGCTGGTATCAATAGTCTAGGTAGAGGTCAGGATAACGAAGCCTTGACTAGATTTATAGCAACTGTTGCACAAACACTAGGGCCAGAAGCCTTGGTCAAGTTTATAGATCCAAGTGAAGCTATCAAGAGGTTAGCAGCTGCACAAGGTATTGACGTACTAAATCTTGTACGTACACCAGAAGAGCTACAACAGCAGAAGGATGTGATGATGGGAGACAAGACTCAGATGTCACTCGTAGATCAGGCTGGCCAGCTTGCTG